ACTCAAAGAACAATGCAGATCTAGGATCATCAAAAGCAAGTTGTTTACCAGCAAAACTAAATCCTTGGCAAGGAGATCCAGCTAGTATAAGATTTATGTCTTTGTAATCTTTCGGATCTAGGTTGCAGATATCTCCCACTTGCTCTATATCTGGATAGTTAGCCTGGCTAACTTGGATAGCATACTTATCTATCTCACTTGCATAATACTTTTCTACTGGTATGCCCAGTTGATCTAATGCAATACGACCACAAGACATACCATCAAATAGACTTAATACTTTCATAGCATAGCTTCCTGTCTATTATCGTCATCATAGAAATTAATTATTTCACCCTGGGGATCACAAGCTTCCATACCAACATTAATAATATGGTATTTTTTGTATGCTGATAGAACCGAATCAACTTTTTTATCGTTGTAATCATCTACAGCTTGTTCATAGGAAAGTCTCATCATTGTATAAAGATTGTTTGATTTACTCATTATTTTACCTCTCTTAGTTTCTTTATGTAATTTACTTTGTTACGCATAGTAGACATTATACATAAAATATTATAATATACAAAGTATACACATAGAGGAGTAAATTATGAGTAAAAAAGAAGTAAACGTAACTGATATCTTAGATGAAGTTATCGGTATTACAAATCCATCTAAGGAAGACTTAGAAAAACAAATAGAGCAAGATAAAATTAATTACCTTGTTTGGCAATGTGGTGTTGCTATTAAAGAACTGCAATCAGCAGTAGATGATATTACTAAATCTAAGGAGGCATCATGAAAGTACCAGATATGTTAGAGGACTATCCTCACAAACAGATTGGAGATGCTATTTACTTTCCAAACTTAGATAACCAAGCCTATCATAACGGTCCTGGTATATCTTCATCTAATATAAGAAGGTTTAGTCAGAGTCAGCTTCATGCACTTGAAGAGGTTATTGAACCAACTTCAGCCATGAACTTTGGATCTGCTGCTCATTCATTAATTGTAGAGGGAGAGGGTGCATTTTTTACTGATGTTGTCTGTATAAGTGGATCTCCTTATACCAATGCAAATAAATTATTAAAACAAGAAAGTCTTGCTAAAGGTTTGACTGTTATTAATGAAAAAGACAAAGATACTATATATAGTATGAAAGGTAGCTTAGTACCTGAATCAAGTGCTTATCTAAATCCAGATAAAGACTTTCCCCAGGTTTTAGATTCACCCTATGAGGTATCACTATATTGGTATGAACAAGGTTTGCTTTGTAAAACTAGAGCAGATGTTGTTTTAAATCCTTTTGATATGCCACAAGCAAACAACTCCGTAGTGCTTGTAGATTATAAGACTACTAGCGATTGTTCTGTCAGAGGCTTCACAAACTCTGTTAGACGATATTCTTATGATCTTCAAGCAGCATGGTATAAACGTGGCTTTGAAGCTGCAGGATTCCAGGTGCATGACTTTGTATTTGTAGCACAGGAAAAGAAAGTACCCTTTGCAAACAAAGTATTTAAGATGAACCATACCGACATGGAAGTAGGTTGGAACTATCTAAGTGATTACTTAGAAGAGTACAACAAGGTATTAAATGGTCAACCAGCAACGATATATAACAGTCCTAATGTTGTAGATCTTGATACTGGTAATTTTTATAGAGAGGAATAATATGAGGTTTTGGAGAAAATTAGATAGATTTCTTGATAGAAAATGGAGAGAGGTTTCTTCTTATCTTTATTATTTAGCAGATAAAAAAGTAGAAGAGGAAGATATAGATTGGTTAAACATGCATAACAACATGATGGAGGATAAAAAAAATGACAGATAATGTAAACCACCCGGCACACTACCGAACAGGATCCGTGGAATGTATAGATGCAATTAAGGCCGCTTTGTCTAGAGAAGAGTTTAAAGGCTACCTAAAAGCTGCAGCAATTAAGTACATTTGGAGAGAAGATCATAAAGGTAGGAACATAGAGGATCTTAAAAAGTCTGTATGGTATCTCAATCGTTTAATTAAAGAATTAGAGGAGAGGTAATGGATATGAGCTTCTATGCCGTATTAGGCATTCTTCTACTTATGATTTATGCCTTTATGCAAAACAAATAAAAAAGGGGCATAAAGCCCCTTTATTTTATCCCTTAGATTAAAAAGGAGGGATCATTTCCTTTGGTGGACTCATTTCAGAATCAGCTTCTGGCAGATACAATCGGATCTTAGTCTTCTTAGTATTCACCACTCCATTGTCGCCCTGAAACTGATCTTCAATCTGTTCAGTCTTTAACACCAGTCTCTTACCAACAAAGTCGCTATGGTTCTCTGGATACTTCTTAAAGCCAACAGCTTTCGTAAGCCTGGTAAATATCTCCGTGCTTATTCTTTTGTTGTCTTCGTTAGTAGCCCAAAGGTTATACCATTCATTATGATCACGATACTTACCGCCATCTAATTGAAATGTAACCTTTAGCGTATGATTACCTGCTTTAGACTTGTATTTGTCTGTAGCAATAACCTTTGCGTTATGTTCTCCATCCGGAGCAAGAGGGACACCACCACCTGATGATAGTTCCTCCAAGTTATCAAAAAATTCTACATCACCGAAATTAGACATTTGCTTCTCCTATATTGTCGTTAGTTAATGTAAACCCTAACTTTTCAATTAAGGCAGTTATGTTTGGCTTCTCAAAAGCCTCCAGCTTTCCACTACGATCTTTAGCTTTATAGCCTTGACCATACGTAGTTTGTAGCCATCTCGTTTGGACATTTTTACCGTCCTCATCTTGATCTTCAATGATGCGAAGTGCAAGAACTTCATCAAAGAAGTATGTAATTGATTCGCCTAATTTAGTACCGACCATTTTAGGTGCGTGTCTTAATACGCCATCATCATTAACCACATCTTCTTTACAAAGAAATAATACATGCATATTTAGATCTCTAAATGCACGCATTAAATTTGTTACAGATTCCTGGACATTACCGTATGCCATACGTGGATCTTTACTACGAGACTTCTCCCATGTAAGTAAGATCTCACTTATTTCCGATACTGAATCTAAGCATACTGTATCGTATTGTAATGCTCCAGACTTCAAAGCATTGTGAAGTTCCATAACTTCTGATGCTTCTTTTACTTCAATAGCCTCAACATTGTTTGCATCTTTAATAGATAACAAACCAGCTTCAGCACTTATAACAAGTACCTTACCTGGTGCGGTTTTAGCTAATGTAGTTTTCCCTGCTCCAGCCATACCATATACCAAGATTTTTGCACCTTGGTTTTGTACTAACTTTTGCGGAGACACTATTCTATTTTGTATTTCCATATCTACTTCTCCTGTAGTAATAAATTTAACTTGCATATTATATAACACATAGATACAATATGTAAAATATTATTTTTACATTATGTTGAAAAGGAGAAGTAAATGGACAACATCAATAAAGAAGACCTGACATGGCAAGCGAATTATTATTTTAGGACAAAGACATTAGCAACTAGAAAACTTAAGGAATTTGATACTATGGGAATTAAACCAAACCACACCGACAGGAAGGTAAAGAAGTATTCACTTAGAGATTACATTGAGTTTTTAGGACAAAAAGAAGCTGCAATAAAGTTTGGTTGTTCTGAAGCATCATGTAAGTCTTGGAGATACGGATATAGACAACCTACTATTAATCAAGCAAAACAAATCATACGAGCAACTGAAGGTCGTTTAGATTATGAGTCTATTTATGGACCTGTATCTGAAATACTAGACACAGAAGCTTAAAGTGTTTCAGCTTAATATAACTGAGGACGACACATCCTTAGAGCAAGCACTTGCCTATTACGATGAAGGCTATAATGTTGTACCTCTACAAAGATCCAACAAAAAGCCACCATCTTTTCTAGGTAGTTGGGAGCAATACAAACAGTCAAGACCTGAAAGAAGCCTTGTAGAATCATGGTTTAAGGGCAGAGACAACTTACAAGTTGCACTTGTCTGTGGTAAGTTTGTGGTCGTTGATGCTGACTCTCCAGAGGCTATGGACTGGGTAGAAAAGAATATGCCTGCTTGTCCATTTAAAGTTATTACTGGTAAGGGTATGCATTACTATTACAACAACCCAGAAAACTACACTACCTTTGCCACAAGAAGAACTAACGACACTCCTATTGAAAGACTTATAGATATAAGAGGAGTTGGTGGATTAATAATTGCACCATGGAATAGACATGCTAATGGTCAAGTATATAAACCTGTTACCTTCCCGGACTGGAAGATCTATGACCACAATGATTTACCAGACTTCACAGAAGTTGAGTTTCAAAAGATAACTGGCGTACCAAAGACAGATACAGGAGTTCAAACTGCACCCTTCTCATTAGATGGTGTATTAGAAGGATCCAGGAATGATGGAGCTGCAAGAATTGCAGGCTACTTGATATCTAAAAGTGTCAACATAGAATTTGTAAAGATCTTTCTACAAAACTGGAACAAAAATAACAATCCACCCTTACCACAAACAGAGATAGATGGCGTAGTAGAGAGCGTCAAAAGTACACACGATAGAAAAAACAAGATAGCACCATTATTTATACAAGCCACAGAAACCATACAAAAACCAAAAGATCTATTCAATCCTCCTGGCCTTCTTAAAGACATGTTTAAGTTCTGTGAAGAGATAGCACAAGTACCACAACCAGAACTATCACTTGTTGGTGCATTAGCATTAACCAGTGTTACCTGTGGTCGTATCTATAGAACCAACATGAATAACTTTTCATCTATGTATTTCATGGGTATAGCTAAGTCAGGTCAGGGTAAAGAGAATATAAAAACATTTGTAGAGTCAGTCTTAAATGCTTCAGACCATGAAAAGCTTGTTGTAGGAGATGGTTATACATCTAGTGGTGCTGTGCATTCGGTATTAAAGATGCGACCAACACAGATAACTATAATGGATGAGTTCGGTAAAAGATTAGAAGCCATAAGTAATTCAGGTAATACCAATAAAGAAGATGGCATACAAACACTTATGGAAGCCTGGGGTCGTTGTCATGGTACTTTGCGACCAGATAACTATTCACTTATGAATGTCCAAGAACAATACAAAGAACAGATGATGAGCCGTGTGACCCACAAACCAGCAATAACATTGGTTGGCTTATCAGTACCTAAGAATTTTTACAGTGCGTTAAATGGTGGCAGGATTGCAGACGGGTTCCTAAACCGTTTTGTAGTCGTTGAATCTACAGAGCCAAGGAGAGTGGGTGAACTCAAAAGATTCAAATCGCCACCAACCTCTATTGTCAACTGGGTAAACTATGTTAGAAGACAAAGAGGAACTATGAGTGATCTATCTAGGGATAATGCAGAGTTAGATCTTGATCAGATAGTATTGAACTTTGACAGGGAATCAGAAGAGATCCTACAAGACTTTGCTAGAGAGATAGTTAAACGACAAGATATACTTGAAAAAGATAACCTAGAGCCTCTTCTAAGCCGTTCTAAAGAGAAAGCTATGCGTATGGCATTGTTATGTACTCTGGCAACTAATGCTGATGCTATGACCATTACAGGAGATGTAACACGCTGGGCTGTAGATTTTATTAGATACTATGACTTATTGTTTATAGAAGCTTGTAGAGATAAGGTGGCTAGTAGTGCAACCGAGTCTAAGATTAAACAGGTACTATCGTTTATCAGATCCAGGAATGGCGAGGGTATATCTAAACGAGAGGTAGATAGACACGAACTATTTAGAAGTATGAAGTCTTATGAAGTAAAAGAGATTATTGAAAGGCTTAAAAACGCAGGGGAGATACAAGAGGTTGAGATCAAAGTCGGTGGTAAAGGCAGACCAGCTAAAAGGTTTGTAGCTGTAGATCCTACCTTCTTTGAAGATAACTAAAGTACAGGTCTGCCAGCTACCTGTTCTGCAAAGTCTAATCTTTCTTGCGACATTGGATCTGTTGGTGTCTGCGTAGGCTGAACATTTGGGAGTTGTGGTAATTGTTTAATTGGTGCAGTAACTTGATTTCTAAGTTGTTGGAACATGTTTAGACCTTGATTAGCTTGTCCCTGAACATCATCACCAGTAATACCGATAGCTGTTGCACCAGTTCCTAAACTTTTTTCTAGCAAAGTATTTGCACCTTCGGCAAATGGAACAAGCTCACCATCTACATACCTTAATCCAGCTTGTCTAGCGGCTGTGTTAAATAATTTAATAGCCTGTGCAATAGATCCTTGATCTGTTTTTGCCATTAAACTTACAAAAGTTCTATTAGTAAATAAAAATCTGACTAAAGCTAAACTTGTTAAAACAGGTAATGTTGCTAATGGAGCAAAAACAATACTAGCAGCAATACCAGCCGCTATAAGTCCACCAGCTCCACCGCTTCTACCAGATTCACCAATCGTTAATACATCTACTTCTTTTTGGAAGTTTCTTAGACCTTTGGCTATATCTCTGCCAAACATAGCTTCTAGTGTTTCATCACCATAAGTATCTAATGCTGTTTTAAGGTTTTGATGTTTAAATAAATCAGTAATCTTACCTTTGCCATTAAAATCTATAGATTTAGCTAAGAGCTTTTGCATACTAGCTTGTTGAATACTGTTAAATACTTCTGGAGTATCTTTTAGTGTTTCTTTCAGTAATCTAATGTTTTCAGCAGAGCCAGGTCTAAATATTTTATTTACTGTTTCTTCCACACCCGCTTGTGGTAGTTGTGATATAGCCCTGTTTGCTTCAAATCTAGCTCTTTCTTCTGAAGCTTTTGCCAAATCTTCAAGACCAGCAATAAAAGCTCTACCCTGTGCTTCAGCGTTAAGGCCTTGACTTGCATTTTTTACAGTAAAGTTATTTACTAAATTTTTAAGTGCTTGAGGTTTTAAATTAGGTTTAATCATATTTAATTGATTAATAGTCTGTAATACACGTGTGCCTGATTGCTGTCCTGTTGCTGAGTTGGTAAATAAAGAGTCAAATTTACCTGCATTTTCCATATCAAATTTCAACATTGATCTTGCAAACTGTGTAAAATCTACATCTGTCAAACCATCTTTTGTTGCACTTTGAAAGGCATCTGCAAATAATCTGTTTTTTAGTTGTGCTTTTAATGAATTTTCGGTGGTAATCTTTTCACCAGCCTCATTTAACTTAGTCTTACCAGTTTTTTCTAGATACTCATCATACTCACGCAAACCTTTAAATATGTTGTTTAGTTGCGTATTACTGCCTTTTAGTATTGCTTCTGAATAAACCTTATCTGCATTTATAGATCCCTTTCTAGCATTAGAAATAAGTTTATCCATTTCTATACTGTCAAATGGTTGCATTCTTTCAAAGTGTAGTTTGTTAGCTTCTCTTAAGTCGTCTACTGCTCTTTTTATTACTTTGACATCTTTAGGCATTAATCTATAACCAGAATTTGCTAATGCTTGAGATATCACTTTATTACCATCTTGTGCAAGTTCAGTAAGTATGCTGTCACCATTATTAAGACTTACACCATTTTTCATGTTGTAGTCATCAAGAGTTCTCATAACATCTGTAAGTAATTTTCTTTCGTGTGATGATCCAATAACCTCTGTGGTGAAGTCTCTTATGTTGCTAATATCATTTCTTATTTCTTGTAGATTAATACCAGGAGCATCACCGTCAACAGCTTCCTTAGCTCTCCTAGACATATTTGCTAATATCCCATCTAATTGTTCTACAAGACCACCAGATATTTCTTGTCCTGGTTGTTTTAATTTCCAAAAATTACCACTGTCTTTGTAAGAGGCAACAAGATCTTGTGCAACTCTAACATGTTTAAGAATTACTCCATTGATAGCTTTATTTATAATTCTTGCCTTGTTGGCTTCTGTTTCTGTTTTAGGACCTGTAAATACTGGATTGCCACGATTATCTATTGTTACATTATCTGGGCTTGCTATGTCTAAAAACTTTTGATCAACAGCTCTGTATCTTTCTCCACTAGCCCTTGTGACT